CCGTCCATCCACTGATAAACATTGCCCCACAGCCCAACAATCCCCCGGTAGGTGGCCTGAGCCACGTCAGCTGCATCGACGTTTGCAGCGCTCGACTTACTAACGCGCCCTTGGCCGGTTTTGGTCTGACTGTCCATCGTTGCGTTTTCGACAAGATACAGCCACTGGATCGCCAGCCACATATCGTAATGATGAAGCCGAAAGCCGGTAACGCCTGATACATTTCGAGCCGTCGCCTTTGTTAGAAAATCCGTCAGCGAGGTGCTAACAAGCGGCAAGACGCCAGCGACAGATTGCAGCTTTCCGCCGCTCTCGCTGGCCTGATATTTTCCGTACTGAAATGCAGGGATTTCTGCGCTATCCAAAACGAACGCTGGCATGACAGTAAAGCCGGCAATCGGCTGGTCGCTGATCCACCATGCAGCATCCCCACCTGCAGTGCCGCGCTTGTAGTAAAACTTTGGCACTTCAACCATTACCTGCCCGTCAACGCTCACGTCTTGCATGCCGCCAAAAATCGGATGACCGTTAAACCAACTGAGGGACGGCGTCGCAATGGTACTGCCAGCTTCGTCAATGTGATCCCAGGTGCCGCCCGGCCCGCCCGTTGCCCGCAGTGCTACGCCGATGACCTGAGCCGCCAGGACTGAGATCGTCTTGATGGATGCCGCTGATCGTGCCCCTACGTCATCTTCTGCGGCGACGCTAAAGGCAAAATCGGTATCGTCAGTGACATCTGGTGCCGTCACCTCTACGATTTCACCTTCTGCAATTCCAGTAATCTTCGCGAACACAAAGGCGCCAGTGTCAGTCACAACGTACGTGACTGGGTCGCCGTCTGAGTCCGTGGCGCCACTAAGCGACACCTGAAACGTCGAGTTCTTGCCCGTCTGTGTGGGGGCCGCGATGGTGATCGGGCCTCCGGGGGCGTTATTGGCAACAACGCTGGCGCTGACTGTCTCGCTTGCGCTGGCATTGCCAATATCATCCAGCGCTCTAATCGTGGCTGACACCGTGCCGCCCACTGGCTGATCGACAGCTCGTGCGAGTGTAGCGGCCGCCCCCGTCGCGGAAACTGTTTCCGTGGTGCCGTCCCACCAGTTCACCTCAAACCCAGCGATCGCTCCCCCGCTATGGCGGCTTGTGGCGCTTGCTTCGATTTCCCAGTCCCCGGAGTCCTTTGTGGTGGGCGGCGCTGTAAGGGATAAGGTTAGCGCTCGCGTTGCCTGCAACTGCAGTTCGTCGGTAATTTTCTGAGATGACCAGGCATTGTTCGTGTCGGTAACCGCATCATTAATTGTGCCCTCAGCGAGCGTGGCCGCTGCAGCCTGGGCAATATCCGCGTAATACTTGGATCCTCGCAAGTTATTACCTACAACCGTCTGGCTGGTTGCCCAGTTTTTCGATAGCAACTGCGCTGCTTGCGCCGCGTCCCGAGCGGCATCCGCTTCCAGTTTCACAGCCTCGGTGTCAGACAGAGTTTGTGCGGCCTCTGCAGCGCTCTCGGAGGCCTGTGTCTTGAACGCCTCAACGTCTATCAGGTTGATCGCAATAACCGCACTGCCTGCCGCCAGGTCGTCGTACAGCACAGCGGCGGTGTGCCTGATAGCAACGACGTACAAGTTCTTGCTGACGGCATCGCGGAACACGTCATTCACAAAGTAATCGGTCGTGCTGGCCCAATCCCCTCGATAGTTAAAGCCTGACTGCAGGGCAAAATCACCGTTCTCGTCAAACCCCAGCACCTTTCGCCGGCGCTGTAGGATTGTCGCGGTAAACTCCTGGCTAACACCGTTCTCGGTGGGAAACTTTAAGGCACGGTCGGTTTCGATGTTGACGGCATCAAAACCGGTCGCCACCTGATCGAACTTAGCGTCCACTTCATCGGATCGCGCCGTGGTGCCGGGCTGGAATCGTTGGGCGCTGTCGCTGTTGTCGTAAAATTCGTTAGCCACGTCTCAATCTCCGTTCGCTGTAGGTCAGGTCATAGCCCAGCAGCTCGTGTGGCTCGCTGACGCCGTTGCTGTAGATGGCAAAGTTTATTGCCGTACCCGAGCCGGTCACGTCGCCGGCTTCTTGAGCGACTACGGGCGCGGACCAGGCTATCTCTCCCCACTTGCCAACGCCCCATAGGCCGCCACCCAGCAAAAAGGTCAGCGTCTGTCGTAGGCTTGCCGCTGTTTCTCCGCCGCCGAAGTCGAAGTCAGGGCGAAAGGTGATGTTGGCACTGGAGCCGGAGCGCACGTCCCAGAACACGCGACGAAAGCGCTTGCGTACACTGGGCTGCTTGAGGTCGGTGTAGGCCAGGGTCAGGAAGGCCCGGATAGGCTCTCCGGCAAAGCCCTGCGCTCCGTTGCCAAGGCGATAGACGTTGCCGGCATCGTCTCCGAAAAGCACCGCTTCTTCGCCGCTGTCGAACTCGCCGGTGTGCATGACCTGGGGCTTATCTGGAAAGGAAACGGTGGTGGCCCCCGTAGGGCTCAGGTAAACGCCGCTGCCGTCGTCAAAGAAAACCCGGTACTGCGCACGTCGCTTGCTGATTGAGCTGCACTGGACGCGCTCAGCGTAGCCTTCATCGGTGAACAACGGCTCGATCTGCGCCCCGGCCTGCATTTGCCGGAAGTCGCCAAACTCTTGCGCGCTTTGCAGGTTTGAAATGCCACGCTCGGCAACGTAATAAGGTTGGATCAAGGACTGCAGCGAGTAGGGCTTGGCCCCGGAGTTGGGAATGGTGGTGCGCAATTCAAAGTTTGCGCCGCTGCTGCCGTACAAAGTCTTGATGTTGTCTCGGCCGGTGACGTGAAGAACGCCGCCTGTGCCGTTGATTAGGCCCGTTAGCGCGCCACTGGTGCCAATTTCGCCCGCACCACCGGTTGACGCATCCCAGTTGAGCGGATCGCCTATGCCGGAGTGCTGCAAGCTGCCCTGCGGATAGCCCAGCATCAGGTGATTTTGATGAATGGCGATGTATTTCGCGCCCGTCATAGCGCCGGCAATCTCGCTCAGTGTGCCGTCCTTGAGCTGATAAGGCTTTGCGCCGCCAACCATGTGCAGCGCCCGCCCGGCCTCGGTCGCCAGAAAGTTGCCCTCGGCAAACTCATAGCGCCCCGTCGCCAGGGTTCCGATGCTGGCCCAGGCCCCGCCAATCAGCTTGTACAGGTCAGACGTGGCGCCGTTCTCGCGGATCGCGTAATGCTCGTCCTTGAACGTACACACGCCCAGTATCGGCCCGGTCCCTGGCAAGGTGTCGCCCAGCTTGGTGTAGCCACTGATTCGACGGTAACCCCCGGTCACAGGGCATTCGTAGTTCACAGCGAACAAACATTGTCCTGGCTTGGCCTGTCGGGGCGGTGTCATCAGATCAATGCCGCCGCCCAGGCCGACATACGCGGTCCGGTTCATGCCAGGCTCGGGGGGAGTTCGACGCGCGGTAGCTGGGATTCCATCAGAAGGATCTCCATTTTCACAGCGTTACGGCCGGCCTGTTGCGCGACTTCTTGCGCATTTTCGTACAGGGCGTACTGCATCATGGCCCGGTACACCACGCACAAATGGAAACGCGAGGGCATACGCGGTTGATCCGCGTTATTGACCAGCTCTTGCGGGGTGCGCCAATACTCAAACGTCAAGTTGCCCGCGTTCGCAGGGGGTGCATTCAAGTGCAGCACTCCATCCGGCGCAATGGCCACGCGACCAAAGGTGCCCGCCACGTCCTTTTCCAGCTCATACCAAGGCACTACCTCGATTCTTTCGCCTGCAAACTGCAGTGTTTCCGACTCCCACACATCAAAGTCGGACGGCAGCGAATACTCGGTGTCCAAAGCTGTCAGCTCAACCTCGCCCCGAGCCCAATCAAACGCCCAACGTCGCTCGTTCTGCAGCTCGCGCCATGCCGTTGCTGTCCAGCCGACAAAGCGGGCGTACTCCCCGGACTGACTGACCACGTTCGCAGGTCCATTACCTGCAGCGCCCACTTCCTGGCGCAAGCGTTGGCAAAGCTCCAAGAATGTCATCAGTTAAACCTCGCCGGTGACTTCGCGGACGATCTGGAACGGGTAGCTCTGAACTTCCGTCATGTTCATTTCTGAGTCGTAGTGGCGCTGCATGGCGCACCTCAGATTTTCTACAATAGACTCCGACACGATGACTTTTTGACCGCGTTTGATAACGAAGCTCTTACCATTCACACCGCCCTGAACCGGCTGCTTGTCCTGCTCATGGGTGGAAATGATGATCTCGAACTGCCGCTCTTTGGCGTTGCCGGTAATAACGGGAGCCGCTTTTGATAGAGCCACCGGTTCGTTACCCAAGGCTGCGTTAATTTTCTTTCGCAAGTTTTCAGTGCCGATCTTGTCTGGATAGTCCACCCCAAGGGTTTGGGCCATATCTACCAGCTCTGCACGGCTCATTGCTTCAGTATTGATGTCACTCATGACTGCGTACCTTCGATCAGACAAAGAAAACCCCGGCAGGTGCCGGGGCTGTTGGGGTTGCTGGCTTACAGAGCAGAAGCAGCTGTCTCGATCCTAGCTTGCCATCCCTCGTTAAGAATCTTCGCAACGTAGTAAGCCTTCCAAGCCACAGATCCACGTTGGCCCAGCGGGTCACCACCGCGGGGTGTGCTTGGGTTCAGTACCATCGGCGTGATTGCGCCGGCGCCCTTGAGCGGGATCAAACCGTAAGACTCTTTACCGATAATGACGATGGGGTACACGTCAGAGCTTGTGCCATCGGTTGAGATTGTGCCGTTGGTGGATGCGGTACCGCCGGCACTGGCAAAGCTGTCCAACACCGGGCTCAGGCAGTAACGCACGTCTTCTACCTT